ATTCAGATACGTTACTTCGATGCTCGGAAGGATGCCAGGTGCTGCAGCCAAATACCATTCAGCCGCATCGGTCAATTCTGGATCAGAAACAACGGTTAATCTGTTGGCAAAGGGGTTCGGTGTGGCATTGGACTTGGTCGGGTCAACGGCAGAGCTGACCAGCTGAGCCGCTGCAACTTCCAATTCCGGCGGCACAATCAAGTAGGCTGGCTGTACATTCAAGGCTTCTTCACCTTTCAGGTTGGTCTGTCGTGCCATCAAAGCCTTGGCGGCGCCCAGGGATGTGACCGAAATGCTGCCTTTCGTTAAGTTGTTATGTTCTTCACCGAAGAGTGCCGCGCCTTCAATCAAGGGATTCTGCTTAAGCAGTGCATATACGCGCTTATTGATGCCTCGTTTCGCCGCCGCACCATACTTGCTGGGAATCTGCGATAATGCCCCAAGGTCGTCGTCGATGATGGCTTTACGGGTAATCGAGAAAGAGCGGCCATACGTGCCGACTACCGTGATAACGGAGCCTTCCGACACTTCAGCGTTCTTAAATTCCCCGTTCTCGGTCATCGGTTCGAGTGTATCCGCTTCTGATAAGCGGTAACGCGTTGCCTGCTTGAAATCTGAATTGGACCCGGTGCTGGTCCAGTGCTGGAACGTCGTCGGCGCTGTGGCATAAGCCTGGGCCAGCGATTTATTAGCTACATTCGACAAGATTCCCGGGAAAGCGCCGGTCCCTGTCAATGCTTCTCTGACTAACATCTCATCGTCCCATTTCCGGGTATCTACGCCTTTTTCCCGTTCAAGACATTCTGCTGCCAGGCGAAGCATCCGTTTACCCCGGAAGGCTTCGGCCCCATCGACCGGCTTGGCAACAGCCACACCGGCACGAAGAGCCAGGCCGTCCGTTGCGGCGGCGCGGAATTTTTCGCTTTCATCAGCGGTTACCGATACTTCTGAAGGTTTTCGTTGTGCTGCCAGTTCCGTCAGGATAGCGGCTCTCGTATCCTCTACACTCGTCCCTTTCGAAATATAATCATCAGGGCTCAGATTAAAGCTGCGGCACATGGACACGATTTCATTGACACGGGTCCGTTCGGCGTTCATCGCTGCTTCTCTTACATTCTGCTCATTCTGCTTGTCTTTTTCTCTCACGTCATTTTCTCCTTCTTCAAGTTGCCGGTTTACACCGACCGTCGGGTCTGCCGGCAGCGATACAATAGATATTTCGTAGGGAGTCCAGCGCTTGGCAATGTCACAGGGGCCTGTAAATCGTCCATCTGAGCTCGTAGCGCCTTCGCTGACCGATTCCCATACACTTACGTCATAGCCAACGGAAACGCCTTTCAGCGTCCCGCTGAGCACTTTTTGATAAATCATATCCGACAATTCATCCTCGTCGAACTGCACGGTAGCCACGCCGCGGCGCTTGGCCGTGTCGATGGATACGTCGATGATTTTGCCAATCGGGGCGTCTGGCCGGTGCTGCCACAACAGCACCCCGATGTCCTGCAACCGGCTCAAGTCGGCTGCGCCTTCTTCATGGCTGAGGATTTCCGGCCCGAACCATCTTTGATATGGTTCTTCGCTGGAAAAGGATAACTGCACTTGACGGTTATCTTCTTCGCCCTCAGCCCTCAATAAAATCATGTTGCCGTTAAGATTTCGGCTCAGATTCTTCCTGCTCTTCTGGCTCATGTTCTTCATCCTCTCCTTGGTTATTGTCTTTGTGATTGCTTTCGGCGGCTTGGACTGATTCCGGCGTATGCACAGACAGCGTCAAACCAAGAGATTCAGCGGTTTGCTTTTCCAGTGCCATCTGTTCCAACTGTTCCCGCCAATCATATCCGCGTTCCGCACACCACTGCGCCAGCGTCTTGCCTCCATTCTGTATAGCTTTAATGTCGGCATCGACTTCCTTTTCAGGGTCAATCCACGACCACCCAGGAGCGACCCATTCGGCCTTGGTGTACAGTGTGCGATGCTGCCAATAGTCCGGTATCTGTAACGCGCCCGACAGGACAGCCGCATCCATGAACTCTTCGTAGACGACCTGGCAAAAATGCGAGGCCATGAACAGCTGCATAGGCTCGAAGGTCTTCCGGTCTTCCAGAGCTCCTTGTCTGGCCGAGCTGAAGGACGCTTTCTGGAAGTCCCGTGACATCATTTCATAGGACAGCCCAAGGCCTGACCCTGCCAGCCGTTCTTGGACGGCAACAAAGTCTTTGGCGGACGTAATAGAGCGCGACGGATTCGCCGTCTCTATCTTCTCGCCAGGGCTTAGATATTGGATCATCCCGGGGCTGACGCGTTTCAATTTCTTCCCATCTTTGTCCATCTTGCTCCCGCGCCCGACATTAGCACCACCGAACTCGCTGGTAATGAATACCGAAAAACAAGCCGCGATTTTAGCAGCCACCGTTTCGGCGTCCAGGTAGTCGGCCGTATCTTTGATACGCTTGATGATAGGCGTCAAGTCAGACATCCCTCGTATCTGGTCCGGCTGGTTCTTGGTCCATAAATGGATGATCTGCGCGGCCGGCACGCGGTCGGGCTCGTACTCAATATACCCATCCGGGCTTTTGCGCCGGATCCAGTACGCTACCGGTTTTAGGTAGTCATCCAGCTCGATGCCGCTTCGGATGACTCGGTTCGTTTTAGGAGCATACAGTAAGTAAGGGTCCAGCATATCGGATTTGATGATTTGGAGCTTGAAGGGAACCACTGCGTTCTTATCGGTTATTTTTTTGATCAGGATTTCTCCATCTACAATTTTCCGCCTCAGCAGCATACGCTGCATTTCGTAAAACGTCTGGTTCCCGGTAATATCGCAGTTCTCCGGCCGGCACCACTGGTCCCATAGCTGTTCAATTTCCTTGTTCAGCTTTTCCAGCGGCGTCCTGGCCTGGGGTTTAATGCCGACGCCGACGACATTACGTACAATCCCGCCAACAGCTGCATTGGCGATGTCGCTGTTGTTTTCCAGATACCGGGCGCGGGCTTTGATAATATCCCGCTGTGTCTTATCGGTATTTTCTGTGTCGGCGTTGATGGGCGTCCAGTCATCGTTGAAGCGGTTGATTTCACCGGCCTCATAGCGGCTTAGCAGCTCCCTGTAAGCCGCCCGTTCGCAGGCCCACTTGGGCGAAAAGATCCGGATAACATCGTCAATCAGGTTCATCGTCGTTCGGTATTCGCATACAAAATGTTGTCGCCATCCTGGGCCGCAATGGCGGCTTTCAGCTGCTTTTCGCGGCTGTATAGCGTGGCCAGGTCCGCCTTGGTGATACTGCGGTTGTTGATTTCATACTTCTGCGCCCCTGTTTCAATCGCGGCAATCGCTGTCTGTACGCGCTCCAGCTGGATTTCCAGTGTATCCAATACCTTTCACCTCCTTTCTAAAACCAGTTTTTCCCGGCATCTCCGAGCCAGTCATTTTCTTCCGGCTCGCTCATTTCTTCTGTGTCGGGTTCCATTAAATAGCGGACGCCAAGTATTTCTGCAGCCAGGGCACTGTTGGTCTCTGTATCCAGCAAGTGGTTTTGCGCATGACTGGATATGGGTTCCCATCTCAGCGTTATCCGCCCCTTTTTGTCTTTATATTCGACCTTCTGCTCGGCGCAAATCTGGTCTGCATAATAAGGCTCAACATCCTTGCAGACATTCCAGCTGCCGGCGGCTCCGGCATCTACGCCCAGACGCCCGGCGATGAAGTCTTTCATCTGATTGGTGTCGAAGTTATAAAGCCGCAGCCCAAAGCCAACAGCCTTATCCAGTACAGTGACGCTGTATCTGGCCCGCAGCGGCGTAGACGCCCCTTTGGTCGGAATGGCTACGTCCATGTGCTGTGCGCAGAACGAATAAACCTCGTCTGTGTTGTAGCCGGAGTCGATGCAGGCCAGATTGATATTACGTACCTCGCCATTTGTATCGGCATAGTCCCGGTTGATGACGGTTTCCACGTCGCCCCAGGTCTCGACGCGGCCATAATCGACCAGCCAGCTCGTCAGATGTGGCCCCCAGGCACGGACAGAATACCAGAAGTGGTCCAGCTGCACGTCAACACCGCACGTCAATAGCTGGGCTTCTGCCGGCATCGTTCCCCGCAGGTAATTTAGCTTCTTCTCCAGGACGATGTCAGATTGCATCCGATTGGCCTTGTTTTCCCAGGGTTCTGCTAGCCACGAGTTGATGAAGTTCATCAGCCGTTCCGGCTCATCTTTTGCACTCAAGAATTTATAAGCCATGTCGCCAAAGGTCAGCCACGGGCTGTAGAAGGAACTCAAGTGATATGCCACGGAGTGCACTCGTTTCGGCGGCTTATTGATGGTTTTCCACCTGCCATGCCGCAACATGTCCATTTTCTGCCGGTCATCAATGATGTTGCCGCAAGAAATGCAGTGATATTCCGCCGCATCCCTGGCGTCATACGCATTAGACCCTTCCGGCCATTTCAGCTGCTTCATAGTAAGCACTTGATAGGCCCCGCAGTGAGGACATGGTACATAATACTCATATCGGGCGTCGGCCTGCTCCCATCCCTTCCAGATATTCCCGGTTTTAAGCGTCGGTGACGATACTTTGACGATCTTTTTATTGTAGAACGTCTTGGTTCGCTCTTCTGCTAGCTCCAAAGGGCCGGCTTCCTGGCCAGACCACTTCGGGAACTTGTCTATTTCATCGAAGAATACATACTGTACAGGGCGGGATGCCAGCCCGCTCGGACTGTTGGCCCCGACCAGAGCGATATACATGCCCTGGAACTGCAGTTCCAACTTCTGACTGTGCTCGGCATCAAATTTCTCGTTCAACGGCTTGGACAGTGCAATCATAGGCTTGATACGGTTCTGGCTTGTGAACTCGGCCAGCTTATCCGTCGGATATACAATCAGCATAGGCCCCGGCGCCTGGTCGATGGCATAGCCCATCATATTCTGTTCGGCTGCAGTCTTCCCCAGCTGGGTCCCGGCGACAAAGGTAATATCATGGATGCCCGGTTTGGTGAAAGCGTCCATGATGGCCTGCAAGTAAGGCGTCCGCGATGTATGCCAGCGGCCAGGTGCTGCGCTGTCTTTAGCGGACAAGATGCGATACCGGTCCGCCCACTGAGATACGCTCATCTTTTCCGGCGGTTTCAACACCCGCAGGGCGTCGAGGATGTACCGTTTATACGGTGGCTTTTTTCTTCCTCTTGCGATGATATGTACCCCCTTTACTCAGCTCTTCCAAGGCCTCATGTACCCGCTTGTCAACTTCCGTTTTGGCTACTTCTGCCGCATCCGCATCAAGCGAATTCAGCTCTATAGCTACGTTATGGCCGATAGCCAGCAAACTTTTCTTCAAATTAGTCATCAGCAGTGTCAGGTCTTCCCTGACTTCGTAAACGGGTAAAAATTCATCCTTGGTTACGCCTAATTTGATTTGCTCCTGTTTGGCCTTAGCTTCCTTCAAATCCGCTTCGGCCCTCAGTTTTCGCAGTTGTGGCGATTCCTTGGTTTCGCTTTTATACCGCCAATTGAGCAGTGCTTTCAGGTTCCACTTTCCGCGGGCGGCCTTGGGAGCGCCTTTTTTGTGCCAACTTGACAATGTCTCCCTCGAAATTCCAAAGAAATCGCAGGTGTCTGCCGTAGAAAAAATGAACTTTTCATCAGAAAATTCTTCTTTATATGCGTTTTTTGCATTAACTGCCATTCCTCCTTCCCTCCTAAAGGGTTGAATCGTCAGTTTGTCAACCTATTTTTTTGATTTTGACGGACAGAACCGCCGGGACTCGCAGACCCGTGTTAGCCTGCCCCGCTCACAGTACCTTGGGCACCGGGGGGGCTTGCCAGCTGTCTGGGCCCTCTATTTTCTGCCAGCGCGGCCAGTGAAGACGGGCCACCCCAGTAGGGAATGTGATTTTTCAGAAACAAGCCGGATGCCCT